TTTCCGAGAGAGTGAAATATATGCCGACCTCGAATCCGCTCTTGACAAAGCGGAGGAGATGAGTTATGATTATGAATATCTTGAAGACGGTATATGCGTCATCACTGATTTTAAGGAAATCAAGTTTAACGAGGAATAAATGTCTAAACTTGCTTCTGCGATGGATATCAAGCACGTTGGAAACGAACCTGTACTGGTTGAAGACTGTAGTGAGGTTGACCTTGCTAAGGCTTTCAACTGGTACAATTATGTTTGTACTCCTGATCAATCAAAAGAGTTTGTTGTAACATATTTGAAGAGCGTCAAATACAACAAGAATGACCTTAAGAAGATCAACAAGGCCAAATTGCCAAACTCTGTTGGTTGGATGTGTCGTATTCTGACACAGGGTGGACATCTACCTGAAGGTTATCAGAAACGCATGGAAGATCGTATTCGTTCTGCGATCAAGGCTGTTGAGCCTGTTGTTGAAGATAATGTTGAAGATGTTAAGGTAGTCGTTTCAATCCAAGAGCGTGTTCGTGATAAGACGGCTGAATATATTGGTGATCTTGAAGAACAATTAGATATTTTCTTCAAGACAGGTAAGTTGTCTTTTGATCCTGTTGCATGGATGCGACAGAAAGAAATCAAACCTGCCATTTCTCAAAAAATTGCCGACTATTATAGGCCTCTTTATGCTGAACTATTTGATGCGGTTCAAGGCAAGAACACAGACTTGAAAGAGGCGTATTCACATTGGAAGAAGCCGCAACTCAAGACATATCTTGAAATTGTAAAGGGTTTCATCGCAGCATCAGAGGGTCGTGCAACTATTGTTCGCGCCACTCGTAAGCCTCGGAAGAAGAAAGAGAAGCCTGCATCAGTCATCATCTCCAAGTTGAAATTCAAGACAGAAGATGTTGAATGTGGTATCAAGAGCGTCAAGCCTGTTGATATTGTTGGTTGTCAGCAACTCTGGGTGTTCAACACCAAGTATCGCACTCTTGCGGTTTATAACGCAATGGGTTCTTCTGGACTTTCAGTCAAAGGTACCACACTTCTCGGTTTCGATGAAAAAACTTCAGTCGTCAAGAAACTGCGCAAACCAAAAGAACAGCTACAGTCTCTTGTTGTAGCTGGTAAAGTCAATCTGCGAAAGTTTATGGACAACATCAAGTGTAAGCCTAAAGAAGCAACTGGACGCATAAATATAGATAGCGTTCTAGTTAAGGTGGTCAAATGACAAAAAATGTTTTAGAGTTTCCTAAGAGTCGCATTGTAAGAGAATATGCAGGTGTAGAGTATGTAGAAAAGGCGAAGGAAAAGAGTAAAGCAAATTACGCCGAAACGATTACGGATGATTTGATTCACGCTCTACTCGAAGAGATAGAAGACGTAGGCATAGACACCAGCACCGATCAATTCCTTAAAGACTTTAGTATGACAGTTGATTCCCTCAGGGCAACTGTTTATCGCACACTTGAAGTTCCGCATCACTTGCATGAATTCATCGACAATAGTGTTAAGATGATACATCGTGAAACCGGCAAAGTGATTGAACCTGGTGATCTTGACATCGATAACTGAATTCTATATACTGTATATGGTTTTCAGTTAAAGGAATAATAGTATGGCAATTCTGGTTGATTTAAATCAGGTTTTGATTAGCAATCTCATGCAACAGATTGGATCAAATCCAAAGATCAAGCTCGATGAGAGCTTGATCAGGCATATGGTATTAAACTCACTTCGATCTTATGCCAAACAGTTTAAGAGTAAGTATGGTGATATTATTGTTGCTTGTGATTCTAAGAAATATTGGCGTCGTGAAATCTTTCCCTTTTACAAGGCGCATCGAAAGAGTGATAGAGAGAAGTCTTCATTCGATTGGGGTCTCATCTTTGAAACGTTGAATAAAATTCGCGATGAATTGAAAGATAATTTTCCCTATCGTGTATTGGAGGTCGAAGGTGCAGAAGCGGACGATATCATCGCCGTGCTTTCTGCAAGGTTATCACCAAACGAAGATATTCTTATACTTTCTTCAGACAAAGACTTCGTGCAATTGCAGAAGTATGCTAATGTATCACAATATAGTCCTATTCTTAAGAGATTTGTGAAGACTGAGAGTCCTCATGAATATATCAAAGAACACATCATTCGTGGTGATCGAGGTGATGGCATTCCCAATTTTCTTTCACCAGATAATACTTTCGTTGTTGGTGAAAGACAGAAGGTAATAAATAAGAAGAAATTGGTCGAATGGATCAATAGCGATCCAGAAAAGTTTTGTGTTACGGATAACATGTTACGTGGATATAAGCGCAATCAAATGCTTGTTGATCTGGATTTTGTTCCAGAATCTCTGAAGCAACAGATTGTTGTGGCATACGATACCATGAAGCCTGCAAACAAACAAAAGATGTTAAATTATTTTATTCAAAACAGGCTTAAGAATCTTATCGAAGTGATCGATGAGTTTTAACACACATGAAAGATTGAAATGAAAAATATTTATGAAGTCTTTGAAGAAGTCGAAAAATCTACTTCGCGAAAAGACAGAATTGAAATTCTAAGGAAAAATGACTCGTTCGCTCTTAGGAACATTTTAAAGGGCACTTATGATCCAAACATCGAGTTTGCGATTACCAAAGTACCATTCTATAAACCCTCAGACGCACCGGCTGGTTTAGGATACACCTCAATACACCAAGAATTGGGTAGAGCATATCTCTTCCAAAAAGAACATCCTAAATTGCCGCCAAGTCTAACAGACCATCGCAGAGAACAAATTCTTATCCAAATTTTAGAAGCCTTGGAAAAGAGAGAAGCTGAAATTTTTATGAACATGCTTTTGAAGAAACAGATTGTACAGGGTTTGAACATTGAGGTTGTTAAGGAAGCATTTCCAGACCTAATATAGATTATGCTCCACAAACAGGAGTATGAATGTCAAAACGTTACAAAACTAAAAATGCAATCAAAAAACTCATAAAGAAAAATGAAGTAGCTAAAAATGAAAGTTACATATGTGACGTTGGAGATTGTATTGAGTGGTTTCATATTCTGAATGAAGAGTTATTCAACAATGAATTACCACAGATAGGTTTCGATCTTAAGTGGTTGAGAGTGTGTTGGGCTTACTACGAATATTATCCTAGAAAGCCCGACAAACCCAAAATCATTATCATGAATAAAAAGTATCCATCTTATAGATTATTTGTCGAGTGTTTGGCCCACGAAATGATACATCACTGGCAATATATGAAATTAGGATGGAGAAAAGTTGATCATGGTGATGAATTTGTGGAATGGTCTAAAAAAGCAAAACGCATAGGTTTAAGGATAGGCGAAGAGCAAAGCAAATGAAGAATAAGCATAACAGTGAAGATTTTGGTAATGGTGATTACGAGTGGTATGAGGAACGCAGCAAGGGCAAGATCAAGCGAGTTAGTTCTGAACACCGACCTAGACGAGAGATTCGAAACTGGAAAAAGGTTTGGACCGAACATACCGAAGATTATGATGAACATGACGAGTTTTACGGACGAAAGTAACTTGAACTAGACCATGGAAAGGGTGCGACATCCTGTCACAGGGTTGGGTGCACCTTTTCGCTTGTTTTCTCCGTCTGTATCATCTATAAAGAGAACATAAGACGAGACAGGAGACATAAGCATGGCCATTATTCAGACCACCGCCCTCCCCTATCCTTCTACCGAGAAGGGTACCAAGACCTTCGCAGTAGGCACCACGCTTAAGGTCACGTACAAGACCTACCAGGTCATGTCCGACATATGGGAGCAGGGTCTTTATGCTGAATATTGGGATGAAGAGAAGGGATGCGTCGAAACCGCAGACTGGATCGATTCCGGTAGCAAGGTCGATGCTACACCTGACGTTATAGCCAAGGCCGAGTCTTGGTTGTATGACAGAAAATACCAATCTTCATTCCAGAAGCGCAAGTCTTATGAAGAGCAGGAAGCTCGGAGGATCGTCAAGGAATCACGGGTACGGGTCGTTTCTGGTCGTACTGGTAAAGGCACTGAGGGTAAGGTAGTTGTCGTCCTACAGCGTCCTTATGGCATGGGTTATCGTTCCACCTTAGAAGACAAGTTGGGTATTGCCACTTCCGAGGTCAAGGTCAAGGTTCCTGCTGCCAACGGTCGAGTTTATGAGAACTACCGGGACGTTGTGTGGGTATGGGCTCGCAACTGTGAATTGGTCGAAGTACCCGCTATCGACTTGGAAAGCGTCAAGGAGGTCGCCGAGAATGAAGCACTATATGAAGTCAAGGGGAGGGACTGGCGCAACCAGGCGCGCTCCTAATGCGTCCGCCAAAGCGTTGTCAAACCCACTGTTTCGCCAGCGGATAGTCAAGTCCAAGAAAGTCTATAAAAGGCAGCAAAATCAGACACTTGGTAAAATCGATCAAAATCAGTGACTTAGACCTGCGACACATTGTCGCGGTTTTTTGGGGTGATTTTGGTTGTATTCCCTATTCGGTTCGCTATTATATGTACATAGATTAAAAAGAGATAGAGAGCAGATCATGAACAAGACCGAAGCTTTGAAACTCGCCGCCCAACTCGGACTTGTCCTTCCCAAGACTAAGTGTGCCGATGCACTGTTCGACCTTTGTGAAAAGCTTGATTATAAGCTGGGTCTTGAAGAGGTCATGGAGAATGGTCAAGCTGTAGATTCAGCCTGGGTCATCTGGGACGCAAACAATAAAGAGATCGCGCGCTGCGACTGAGGCTGCGACACATTGTCGCACTCTTGTCGAAAGATTTCTCTTGCATTTTTCCGTAAATCTTCTAAAATCTGAGAGTAAGAGATAGGAAAGAACTTGATCATGGCTCATATGAACCAAGAACTCAAGGCTAAGATTGCACCGAACGTCAAGGCAATTCTCAAGCGTTACAATGTCAAGGGTACTCTTTCGACCGACCGTAACTCGATCTACCTTAACATCAAGTCAGGCACTCTTGACTTCATTGGTAATGCTAACGAGACGACGAGAAATATTCCATATTACCGTGAACTACGTCTCAATCTTGAAGTTCGCGATTACATTCAAATCAACCCTTATCACTACCGTGACCACTTTTCCAACAAAGTGATCCGCAAGTTCCTCGATGAAGTTCTTCGCGCGATGAATGACGGTAACCACGACAATTCCGACATCCAAACCGATTACTTTGATGTTGGTTGGTATGTTCATGTTAATGTCGGCAAGTGGAATAAGCCCTACGTTTTCGAAGGTTGACATAAAGTCCAATTTTGTTATAATTAATCATTAAAACACAAAAAGGAACACACACATGCCTATCGTTGCCGCCTCTAATGGTATTCGTCCTGAAATCCGCGCTCTCGCAGTCATTATGCTCAACAAGCCCGTGACACCACAAAAAATTAATGATCATGTAGGCACAGGAGATTATGCGGCCAAGTATATCTCCTTTCTCAATACTCGCTATGGTTTCACCATCACCACCCAGAAAGACGGACGTAGAGTATTGTCTTATACTTGCGTGGCAGAACCAAATAACATTGCCGAACTACGCTCTCTGAAGCCTAAGGAAACGGTCAATAAGGCTTCTGCTGTCAAGAAGACAAAGACCTCCAAGTTGGTAAAATCAAAAGCAGTCAAGACCAAGTCCGCCAAGAACGTTGCAAAGTCTGCGAAGACGGCTGAACAGATCAAGGCTGCAAACCTTGCAAAGATGAAGAAGGTTTCCGCCAAGCTTGCCGCCAAGAAGAAAAAGACCAAGAAAATCATCGACTATGTTGAGCGCGAACTCGGCTCGACTGGCGAGATTGCCACTTCGTTCAACATCGACCCCGCTTGGGACTCGATGGATGTAGTTGATGTGAAGTCTCTTGTTACCGCTATCTAAGGAGAATATAATGTTCAATTCTCGAAATCGTAACAATAAATTTACCATCAACAAGCCTTGGTTTCTTACCGATACATTCTTCGGCATCTTTTTCGGTTTTGTGATTTGTTTTATACTTGCAACATGGTTTGTTGTAGGATATACGGCATATACTGTTGTTAATGATCCTTCTATTTTAGGACGTATCGCAGGTGAGGTTGTCTCGGGGTTCAATGAGAAGGTGAAGTGATGAGCGAAGATATGGACAAGATTATTAGAACGCCAAAAATGGCAAAGGGTGGTATAACTGCCGATGAAAAAGTGCGCATGGATGAACATGTGCAGATGTGGATCAAGCGCGCGTTTCGCACAGACCCCATTGAGCCGGAGAAGATCACGCCAGCAATTGAAGGGCTCTATGAAGCGGCTGGGTTGAAAAAGCCCCGTGTTGTTATCGTGCCGTCACCTCTCGTGATGGCTTTCGCCTACGGCGCATCAGCGGCAATCTTGCATTCTCGAAAGAATGTCAACGCTGCTACCAGCGCTGCTACCAGCGCTGCGACCCAAGCTGCGACCCAAGGTGCGACCTACGCTGCGACCCAAGGTGCGACCGACGCTGCGACCAGAGATGCGACCGACGCTGCGACCTACCCTGCGACCGACGCTGCGACCCAAGCTGCGACCTACGCTGCGACCAGAGATGCGACCGACGCTGCGACCGACGATGCGACCTACGCTGCGACCCGCGCTGCGTACGCTGCGACCCTAGCTGCGACCTACGCTGCGACCGACGATGCGACCCACACTGCGACCTACGCTGCGACCCGCGCTGCGACCCACGCTGCGACCTACGCTGCGACCGACGATGCGACCTACGCTGCGACCCGCGCTGCGTACGCTGCGACCGACGCTTGTTTTGAGTTGGCCGGTAATTTTGGCATTGAGTGTGCAAAATTATGGTTTAGATCATATCAAGGCGGAAATATGTGGTCGTCTTACGATTGTTATTTAACAGCGTTCCGAGACATCTTAGGTCTTGATCTGCCAGCTCATGCAAAATACCGTTTTTGGGAACAAGCAGCTATTCACGGCGGGTTTCGCGTGATGCACGAAGATTTTTGCATCGTGAGTGATTTTCCCGAGCGCATTCTGGTCGATGAGCAAAACCGACCACATTGCGAAAACGGCCCATCCCATCGTTGGAGAGACGGTTGGTCAATATACCATTGGCACGGCGTAAAAGTACCTGCGCACTGGATTGAAGATCGTGCCAACTTAGACCCAAACGAGGTCATCAAGTGCGAGAACGTCGAGCAGCGTGCGGCGGGTGCAGAGATTGTTGGTTGGCCGAAGATGCTCGACGTTCTCAAGGTCAAAGTTATTAACGACAGTGGTAATGAAGACATAGGGCAATTGATTGAACTGAAATTGCCGGGTCTAAATAAACCCGGCCGCTTCCTGAAAGCTCGCTGCCCGAGAAACGGCATCATCGTTGAGGGTGTACCATACAAAAGCGACATCGACGGATTGCCGATTAATACTGCTCTGGCTGCACAGGCGTGGAGAATTGGAGACGCGC